CGACGTTTACGACCTTATGTACAAACAAGAGCTACGCGAGAAATTCGACAACGAGTCTAACTGATGCCGAAGTTTGAAGTAGTTAAAAGTGTCAAAGAAACCTACACCACCGTTATTGAAGCCGATAACTGGGAAGACGCTGAAGAAGTAGCTAACTTTACCACTATAGACTGGCAACTAGAAAAGGCGGTTAGCGTAATAACAGTTGAGCAAGTTTATGATTGATTTAATGTTCGTTGTCCTTATGGGGTGGTTACTCTGGTGTCTTATCGATGACACACCGCCTCCTCCTGGGTTTTAAAAACCTATTGCTATTATAGAGAACTCTTCGAGAGAAAAATATTTTTTAAATTTCATTCAATTTAGCCAATACGCCAATATCTGTGGTCCGTGAACCACTGATATTACGATGTTTATTGGGGTTATTGGCTGTCGTATTACGGGGTTATTGGCTGTAAGCAGGTAATAGGGTACTTGGTGGGTGGTACGTGGTGTAGCTCACATAAAGCGTGCGAACAGATTTTACTGATATAGAGAGTGTCTCCACTGATCCTTATATAGGTGGAACTAGGAAACCACGGACAAAGACACACGGTCCAAAATCCTATGGACGCTGGTCCACGCACCAAAGAAGAAGAAAAGCCGTAACAAAGAAGAAGAAACGTCGTCCCTGGACCGATCACCATCGTGATCGCGGTCGCCTCGCTACGCTCGGCGACACACGGTCAAAGAACAAAGAACAAAGAACAAAGAAAACCAAAGAACGAAGAAGAAAGTCGGTGGTCCGTGGCACATGGATCAAGATCATGATCTTATATTTTAAAAATAAAAAGGGAGCCGAAGCTCCCTTGGGGGGAAGTTGGCTTACGCCAACTTGAGACTACCGATTTTGTTAATATCGTAGTTAAGATGAGTCTTAGCTCCCTTAGGGTAAAGGGTAGCATAATGAGCTAACGCGTCATCGTAAGACATACCGTTGACAGCCTTAGCACGGTTGACGTTCTCGTCAGCACGAGCCTTATTAGGCACAAAGGTAAGGGATTGAGCCACAACACTAGGCTTGATAGTTGTAGTAGCTTTTTTAGTTTTAACATTAGACATAATTACCTCCTATTTGAATTATTAACTAATATACCTAGTATAGTCCTAGTATATAAAAAGTAAAGCCTATTCTTAAAAAAAGTCCTATTATTTTTAAGACCCTTTGTCCGCCGACCTTGGCGTGATAGTAAGTACTTACTATCGCGGAAAGCCGAGCTACGCTCGGCACACAGGCGTGGCGTCGCTACGCGACGCACACGGACTCCGCTACGCGGAGCACACACAGGGGACCACGTACCGTGGTCGGGCGTCCTAGCGGACGCGTTGCAGCGTCCCTGCGGGACGCAAAGAAGAAAGGGCAAAAGAAGAGCTAAGATCTTGATCGTGCGGTCGCCGCTGACGCGGCGACACACATACCCCCACCCCCCTTATAGCGTACAAAGGAACTGATTAAGCACGAAACCATGATTCGGACTCTCATTTTCCAAAGACTTTACTTTTGACAGAGCTACTATAGAATAGGGACTCCTAGTCAAAATTTTTTGCAAAATTTTTTTATAAATGAGAGACTACCTTAAATCAATAACTAAAGTTTGTCCCTTTAGCCTAGAGTATTTTGACAAGGGAGAAATACCAATACTGATTTATTCAGAGCCTTTAGTACGTGAACTATACGATGAACTTGACAACTATCCTGCTATTCTTTTTAAAGTTCATACCTCGATCTGTCGCGAGACACTAGAGTCCACGGCACACGGTCTAGCCGACGAGTACCCTGATGCAGAGTGGTTTTGGTCACACCCTGATGAAGGTGGAACGTCGACCCCTGTCCCTGTGCTCATTATGCAAAATAGAGAACACTTGGCTAATGCACGTAATGACTTTAAAATACTAAAACGTTATGGCAAGTAAATGGTCAAGTAGTTCAAACACCGTCACCCACGTTAAAAAGAAAACGTCTATAGGGCATTCAAGCTTGAGCTACGGAGCAGGAACCAATAAGCGTAAAACTAAAAAGAAGTATAGAGGTCAAGGAAAATAAAAACGAGCTCCGCTAAAGCTAAAGGTAGACGCCTACAAAAATGGGTGTGTACTAAGTTAGTTGAACTGTTGTCCGTGGACAGTGAAGATCTAGAATCACGACCCATGGGCAGTAGCGGAGAAGACATCATTATGGGTGTGCAGACACGTAAAGTTTTTCCCTATAGTGTTGAGTGTAAAAATCAAGAAGCGGTCAACGTATGGAAAGCCTATGAACAAAGTTCAAGTAATACTAGTAAAAACGCAGAACCCTTAGTTATAATAAAACGGAACAAGTCAAAACCTTTAGCGGTAGTAGACGCGGAATATTTTATAAAGTTACACAAACATGCCGATTGATTTTAGTAAATACAAGTTTGACCCCACTTCTGTACTAACAGAAACAGGTGCAACTCAAAAGCCAGAAAGTGTAGCCATACCGCTAGAAGAAGACCAAAGCCCTTACGGTAAAATTCAAAGAGCTTTGTTTTCAGGTCTACAAAAATACGGAGGTACTTTTACCGACCCTTACCGTGCTCAACAAACCAGTGAAGCTTTAACTAATGTACTAGGTTTTGTGCCAGGACTCGCAGACATACTCGACTATCAAACAGGAGAATATTTAATAGAACGCGGAGAAAAGGCAAAGGGTCTAGGTTTACAAACTTTAGCCAGTCTACCTTTAATACCAGCGTACAAACAATTTAAACCTGCGGTAGTAGAAGCCTTTGAAACTGGAGACATACGCACCACAGGCAGAGGTAAACGTAATTATACTCCTGCTAAATTTACTATAGAAGACAGTATATTAAATAATAAAAAATTTCAAAAAACATACCCCAACCCAGACAAGCCCTATCAAACTAAAAACATGTTAGAGTTAATGCGTAGGTATGGCAGTCCTAGCGGTTTAAATATTAACGTCAGTGAACAAATAGACAAGCTCATCAGTAAGGAATTAAAAAATAAAGATAAAGTAACGGTTAACGAAATAATAGAAGACATAGACAAAAATAAACCTACGTTTACTGTTACTCGTGCTACGTATCCAGGAAACGTAGATCAATTTCAAAACGCTCCTAGAGAAACTGGTTATGTATTAAACTCTCCGTTTATACCTAAGTATAAAAACCCCAGAGACCCTAAAGAGGCGATGAGCCGTAAAGCTCCTATACAATTTGACCACAAATCATTTGTGTATAATCCTTCTGCTACGGATGAGTCTTTTAACTTTGACAACCTCGTACACAGAGAAGTAAGTCAAGGGTATATGGTTAGCCCTCCTGAAACTAGAAATAAAATTTTCCACTCTCGTCAATACACTTACGATATGGACGGTCGAAGAGTAATGGTTGTGGCGGAAGGTCAGTCAGGTGTGTACCGTATGTCAGACAAAGCCGATGAAATAGAATTAGACGTAACGGATGACGCAGCTGTAGTCGGCGATAGAGGCATAGATTATGGAGCAGAGTTTGTTCTGCAATCTTTTGATGAGGCTCTACCAGAACTAGGAAACTTAGGAGTACGTAATGTATTTTTTGATTTGTTTCCTTCTTCAGCTTCAATCAACCCTTCAGTAAGACAAGCTTATCAAACAGGTGCTTTTGACAATGTGGATTTTGTAACTACCGCTAGAAATAATTTAGCTACTACTTCTGATGACACTATGCGTAGATATGTAAATGAAATAGTTGAAGATCTTTCCGACACTGGAGCACGAGTTGCCCCAGCAGTAAAAACAACCCCAGAAAGTGTTAAGGTTTTAAGAGAATATTTTGATAATGCTATTACTGACGCTGAAAACAGATTTAATTTGTTTAGAATGAATAACGGTGTGCCGAATTTAGGTGCAATGAATGCGTTAGCAGTACGTAGTCAAGAAATTAGAGACAAGTTTTATAAAGACTTTGCTAAGAGTTTAGGTTTAAACTTAGACGTCAAACCAGATGCAACTAAACTACCTATGTTTAACCAATGGTTCAACGTCCACATGAAAAGTAGTTTACAAGACGCAGCAAACACTAAAGTAGATGAAGTGTGGTTTCCTATAAATGCAGAAGCGTTAGCAAGACAACGTGGTGAAAATTTAGTACCACGTAGAGCTCAAGATATAATGAATGACTTTGACGGCGATACTATGGGAACATACAGCAGAGCAGGTACAGAAAGAGATAAACCCAGCACAGGTGCAATGGAAATGGCACACAAGTACAAGGAACGTACTAAAAAAGGTTTAAATGCTATAGAGCAAGACTACGGAATCAAACTACAAACAGAAACATTCATGGATGAAAATGACCAAGAGTTTATCAAAGTTATTATGACTCCTGAATTAAAAGAAGCTCTCTCTACTTTACGGTTAAATAGAGGTGGGCTAGTAAGTTTGATGCCACTCAGATATTGAAGAAAGAATTATTAGAACAACTACCTGAGGATATCCTCAAGGAACATTTAGAACTTAGCGAACGACTAGCTGAGATTGAACGTGTAGAAAAATGTCAAGGTAATTTTTTAGACTTCGTTAAAAGCCAATGGCCACAGTTCATAGCTGGTGCTCACCACGCTAAAATGGCAGACGCGTTTGACCGCATAGCACAAGGCAAAATTAAAAGGCTTATTATTAATATGCCTCCGCGTCATACTAAGTCTGAGTTTGCTTCACATTTTTTCCCTGCGTATTTAGTAGGGCGTAACCCTAGTTTAAAAATACTACAAGCCACGCACACCGCAGACCTAGCGGTTAAGTTCGGTAGAAAGATTAGGGACTTAATGTTAACGGAAGACTTTGAAAAAATATTTCCTAACGTACTAATAAACCCAGACTCAAAAGCTGCAGGTAAATGGGAAACACAAGACAAACGTAACCCTAAACTTAAAGGCGAGTATTACGCAGCAGGTGTGGGCGGTGCGTTAGCGGGACGTGGTGCGGACTTGTTTATTATTGATGACCCTCACTCAGAACAAGACGCCATGAACCCAAGAAGCATGGAAGACACTTACGATTGGTACACCTCAGGACCACGGCAAAGGCTACAGCCAGGAGGTGCCATAGTTATAGTCATGACACGGTGGAACGTGAACGACCTTACAGGTAGATTATTAAAAGACGCAGCACGTGATCCTAAAGCAGATCAATGGGAACTTATTGAACTACCTGCTATACTACCTAGCGGTGAGCCTCTGTGGCCAGAATATTGGTCAAAGGAAGAACTGGAAAGTGTACAGGCTACCCTACGTGGCGGACCAAAGTGGCACGCTCAATACATGCAGAATCCCAGCTCAGAAGAAGGTGCACTTATTAAGCGTGAATGGTGGAACATGTGGGAAAGACAAAAGCCACCTAGATGTGATTATATTATTCAAAGTTATGATACAGCATTTTTAAAACGTGAGATGGCTGACTATTCAGCTATTACTACGTGGGGAGTATTTTATCCAGAAGGTAGTGTAGGTGAACACTTTTATGACGGCACAGCACCACACGTTATTTTATTAGACGCTATAAAAGGGCGGTATAGTTTCCCTGAATTAAAGGCTATAGCCTTACAACAATATCAAGAGTGGGAGCCAGACGTAACTATTATAGAAGCTAAAGCTAGTGGTATGCCTCTTACGCAAGAACTGCGTAATATAGGTATACCTGTACAGAACTTTACTCCCTCAAAAGGAAATGATAAAGTAGCTAGAGTAAATGCTGCTGCTCCATTATTTGAATCTGGCATGGTATGGGCACCAGATACTAAATGGGCTAATGAGGTAATTGAGGAGTGTGCTATGTTTCCTGCTGGAGACCACGACGACTTAGTCGACTCAACAACGCAAGCACTACTACGTTTTAGGCAAGGTGGCTTTGTTAGACTACCGAGTGACTATGAAGACGAAGAGCTATATCCCAGAAGAAAAATAAGTTATTATTAACGCATGGCAATAGAAAAACAAAATCCTATGGAGCAAATGGTAGTAGAAGCACTACCAGAAGAACTTCAAGAATCACTTGAAGTAGAACTACCAGAAGACATGAACATACAAGGGGAAATGACTTCCGCTTTTGAAGTTGACCCTAGAGGTAATTTAGTTCCGCTTTTTGAAGAGGAAGAAGTTATAGTTACAGAACATCAAGTTAACCTAGCAGAAGTATTAGATGAGTCTTCACTTAATACACTTTCTAATGAATTATTAGACGCGTTTGAACAAGACAAAGATTCACGTAAAGACTGGCTTGATGTATTTACCAAAGGTTTAGATTTATTAGGCATAAAAACAGAGGAACGTGAAGAGCCATTCCCAGGAGCTACAGGTGTACACCATCCACTATTAAGTGAAGCGGTAACACAATTTCAAGCTCAAGCCTATAAAGAACTTTTACCAGCTGGAGGACCAGTCAAAACTAGAATTATGGGCAACGAAAGCCCAGAAGTTGCTGCTCAAAGCCAACGTGTAAAAGAGTTTATGAATTATCAAATCAGTGAAGTCATGCAAGAGTATGACCCTGAGATGGACAGTTTATTATTTTATCTACCGTTAGCAGGTAGTGCGTTTAAAAAAGTCTACTATGACAATCTTTTAGGTAGAGCTACTAGTAGGTTAGTAAAAGCTGAGGACTTAGTAGTATCTTACGAGACCACAGACCTTGAAACTAGCCCTAGATTCACTCATGTAGTAAGCATGACAGGTAATGACCTTAAAAAATTACAAAAAAGTGGCGTTTATAGAGACGTTGCTATAGGTGAAGCAGGAGTTGACCTAGAATATAACGAAGCAAAAGAGAAAATGGACGAGTTACAAGGTATTTCAATGCCTTTAACTGACTATAATGAGTACAGTGTACTAGAACTACACGTCGATTTAGAGCTACCAGACATAGATGACTACGGTTTTGCGGTGCCTTACATCGTTACTATCCTTGAAGATAGCAATGAAATCCTTTCAGTAAGGCGTAATTGGGAACAAGGTGACGAACTATTCCGCAAAAAGGAGTATTTTGTACATTATAAGTTCCTTCCAGGACTTGGATTTTACGGTTTTGGGCTAATTCACATGATTGGAGGGCTAACTAAGTCCGCCACATCAGTTTTACGTCAATTAATTGACGCTGGTACGTTAAGTAACCTACCTGCTGGCTTTAAAGCACGTGGAATGCGTGTACAAGGGGAAGACGAACCCCTAAGACCAGGAGAATTTAGGGATGTTGACGTTCCAGGAGGCACAATCCGTGATGCATTGATGCCTTTACCGTATAAAGAGCCTAGTAATGTGCTGGCTCAGCTATTAGGCGTTATTATTGACTCTGGAAGGCGTTTTGCTAGTATTGCAGACATGCAAGTAGGCGATATTGGTAGTCAACAACTACCTGTAGGCACTACGGTAGCTATGTTAGAGCGTGGTACTAAGGTAATGTCCGCTATACACAAGCGTTTACACTTTGCTCAGAAAAAAGAATTTAGGTTATTAGCTAAAATCTTCTCACGTAGCCTACCGCCTGTGTACCCTTATGACGTTCCAGGAGCCACACGCGAAATTAAACAAACC